CCAACCGCATTCGCGCAAATTTGCCCGGAATGCCTCCAGGCGATCCGGACGGTGCGACAGGTTGATGACGTAGACCTTGTCGAAAAACGACCGAAGATTCTCATCTGTGGAAGCATCCCAGTCGAAGCCGGAAATCGACACGTCGTGCCGATAAACAGCATCCGTCCAAAGTTCTTCATTTCGACAGACCAGCGATTCGATGTGGTGCCACGGCTGAGACCCGACCCAGGTTTCGACCCAGAATCGATCCCGCCAGGAACCGCCGGCCCAAGTGAAATCCGGCCGCGATACACGATACTCTTCCGGGTTTTGTAGATTGGCGACCCAATCGGCGCGGGCCGCCCAAAAATTGCCGCAAAAGTGCGGCCACTCGCGATCCTCTTCCCAACAGACGCCGACGATGTCGGCCGTTTCCAGGAGCGTCAGATTGCGCTGCCACTGATGGATGACATCCTTGCTCATCAATCGTCGCCATTGCGTCTTATTGGCGTGATGGTCTGTATTGGGCGGTGCGGTGACGCCCTTTGTGTGGAAATATGTTAGGGCACCGTCAGGGTTCTCTCGGCACCACTTCCACAGAGCGTTGATCGTTGGCCGCTCGCACTGCGAGAGGTCGTCGGATTGCGAAAGAATCGTGAGATTGATGCCGACTGCAAGTGCGATCTCGCGCACGTCCTGGATTTCATCGTTCTGGCCAATCACACAGGCGAAGATGTCTGTCAGGCCGCTGAACCGGCAAAGCCGCAATTGTTCCTTTACAACCGTTCGCCAATGATTCATGCAGGAGATGTGATAGAACACGGCGTGCTTGCGCAGCGGGGTCGGGGATGAACGACGCTGCTCCATCCGTGAATCAAAGGCGTCCTGAGTGTGGTAGGTCATTCCCACTTCCCCTCCGGGCATTTTTCTGATTTCCACGCGAGTTTGTTGAGGAAGATTTCGGATGATGCCGCGCACTGGCAGCCGCACTTCGTGCAGTTCAGGCTGTCTCCGTCTCCGCTGCGGAATTCGCAGTCCTGGCAGATGGCGAGGCGGCCTTCGATCTCTTCCGGTGTTCGCACCGCGAATCCGCCCCAGGCATGGCGGGCGAGTGCGGACGCGAAGTTTATACCGCGCACCACCATTGACGGAGATCCTGGTTGCGACTCCACCGTCGTGCCATTCGCAATCTCATCGACTGTCATTGGAGCCGATAACGGCGGTAGTCCAAAAAGAGCGCGATATGCGTTGGATTCGCTCAGGGATTTCCCGGGAAACGTTCCGCGACAGATATCAGCCAGATGGCCGTGCAGATCACTGCATGATTTCATGGACTCACTCGGTCACTGTGAATGGAATGGATAAAGACGATCCAGTCGAAGAGCTCGTGAAGCAGGACGCGCTAAGTGTTCCGGATGCCAAAAGAGGACGGCACGAACTCATCGTGAGGCTTTTGCTGAAATCTGGGACGCCGACAAAGTTGCTACACGAAGCGCCGTTCTCCCAGTATGCCTTAAGATCAGCGCAAGCGGACGAGGCACCAAAAGAGACTCTCCATGCAAAGTACGGACGCAGTCTGGTGTTCTCCTGATACTGACAATTCACCGACGCCAAGTTGGGTATATAATCACAGCCACGAAAGTAAATTGGCGTGGACGGAGTCGAGTACGCGCAGGTCCAGTCCGCATTATTCACTGTGATGATCGGTGGTATCTGTGAGTTATCGATGTACTCAAAGGTTGTGAATGTTTTCGTGTACGTGTTTCCGAGCAGCGTATAACTCACCGTGATCGATGGAGGCAACTGATACCCGAAGCATCCAGTGCAAAAACCACAAGATGCGCTACTGGAGCTTTTAGACCCGATGCTGGATGACATCGCAGAACTAGAGCTGCCGCCGCTTTTGCTGGTGCCACTTGACGATCCGCTGCTGCCACTGCCCCCACAACAACACGGCCAACCGGAGAACGCCATCAGCACTGCCCTCCAATCGCTTCGTAGTGATCGCCCATGGTCGTGTAGTAGTACCACTTACCGGGCGTGCCGGGCCCGATGACGAACTTCACACGGTCATTGATGCCGGTGTCGGTGTCGTCATTGGGGTTGTAGCGCGAGACCGTGCCGAAGGAGCCCATCGGGACAGTGGTTGATGCGCCGCTGCTGCTGCTGGAGTCGAGTTTGCCGCGTAGAATCTCAAACGTATCCACTGGAGTCTGCCGTCGGTAGTACGGATGGTCGATGCCCCCTCGCTCGATGTAGCGAATCGCATTCGCCGCACGCCGGAAATCTTCCTCCGAACTGTACCCGACAACCTTCGTCACGGTGCGGAGTTCTCCTCGATGTCGACCCAGGCATACGGCCCTTGCGCGCCGGTCGAACTGGAGACCGCCATCGCAATCGACAACACGTCGTCAGCCGCGAGTGTGGTCGATGAGAGCGTGCCGTCCTGCACAGCGCGGTTGCCGGTTGAGTCCGTGATGGTCACGACGCCGGTCAGAATCGACGAGCCGTTTTTCTTGAGGTCGAACGTGATTGAAGTGGACGAGCCGTCGACGTTCAGGAGGCAGTGGAAGCCGCGGATCGTGCCGGCCTGCTTGGCAACGTAAACGATTTCCTCGCGTGCCGTCGGGGTGCCGCCAATAACGAAGCCGAAGCCTGTTCCGGCGCTGTAGACGTGCTGCATTTTGTCCGCGTCGATGGCCGTGCTGGGAGAGATGTGCTGGTCAACGATTGAACCGGCATCGAGCGTCAAGGGGCCGGAGAGTTTTGCCATTGCTGTTTCCTACGTGACTGGCAGAGAAGAAAAATCCATCGTGTTGAAAATGTCGTATTCCTTGAACGTGGCGCTCGCGGGAGTCGGGTCGCTGATGACCGTCCCCGTGGCGGATAGCAACTTCGGCGTCACCACCGGCTTGCTGTTGGCATCGAGAATCCGCTTGCGATCCGAGCCGTCCTTGTAATAGAAGCCTTGGTTGAGGTATTTGCCCTTCCAGTTATCGATGGGGTCAAACTCGACCGTGTATTCAAAGACTCGGTAGATGACATCGGCTTCGATTTGCTCTTCCCCAATAGAGACCGTCATCAACTTGGCAACGCCAGCCTCTGCGGTGACACCATCAAGAGTCCACGTCCCGTTGTTGATGTGATCCGGGTATTCCAGAACACTCGATGGCACGGCCGCCAAGTTTTTGGATACAGTCGCTGCAGGGCGGCACACATCAACAACCACGGGTGGATCAAAGTAATCTCCGGCGGAATTCACGATGGCCTCGCCATTACGATCCCGCTCCCTAACCTTCTGGTATTTCACTGTGCTCCATCGGATTTTCGCAGGGCGAGCCAGCGGTGACTCCGGGCTATCTTCGCTGTCGATTGGGGCGGTGTCGTATTCGGCATCCACATCCCATCGCAGAGGCGCGTTCCTGTCCTGCTTGCCACGGAGCCTCTTGCAGAGAAACCTGTCGTCATCGGGGTGCGTGCTCACAAACGGAATCGGAATCCCAGCCGCGCCACCGGCAAACAGAACGGAATTCTGAAGTAGTGCCGCCTCGGAGTAGAATCGCGAGTCGGTTTTCACCAGCCAACTACGGCTGAGGCGCATGTCTTTCGTGTTGCCGAAATCGGCTGCTCGTCCGCCCATATAGTGGATTGAAAGAATCGATGGCATCCGTGATCCGTTTAACCTCAGCTCGCGTTCTTGCTAATTGGTGCTCGTTTGCTACTCTGTATCGCTCGCGGTAACTTATTGGCACGATTCCACTAAGGTGCTGTATGGCAACAATTCACCTGGCCTGTCCGGCGTGCGGCGATCCCCTGAACGTTCCCGAGGAATTTGCTGGTCGTCGTGCCAAGTGCAAAAAATGCACAGCGGTCATTCAGATCCCGAAGCAGCAACTGATCGTGCCGCAACCGGTTGCCCAGCAGATCGCCGACGACATCGAGTGCCCGTTCTGCAGCGAGTACATTCGGCCCAGCGCCATGAAGTGCAAGCACTGCGGGGAAATCCTCAACCTTGCTATGCGCGAACAGGCGCTCGCCGCTAAGGCAGTTCCGGTAGCCACTCCTGCAGCCGCGCCCGTGATTAACGTCTCCACTGTTACCACTCAAACAACGGTTGTCGGACGAGACGGGAAGCGGTGGAGTCGATTGATGGCGATGTTCCTGAGTCTGCTGTTTCCCGGCCTTGGCCAGTTCTACAAGGGCCAACCGCTGAACGCCCTGGTGTGGATGGTCGTTGTGCTCGCAGGTTATGTTGCGATGGTGGTGCCGGGTCTTGTCTTGCATTTCTGCTGTATCCTTGGCGCTGGCATGGGCCAGAATGACTAAGCCAGCGACATCGAAACAATTTGCGCCCCACCGCTTGAAAGTCGCTGCAGAGAATCGTCGATATTCGCCAGGTGCTCGTTCTGCTCTTCTTCTTCTTCCAGTTGCTGCTGCGCTACGTCCTTGTCGTTACCGCGGATAGAAGCCATAATCGCGGAGAACGCCTCGGACGAACCCATCTGCAGCGCGCCAACCTTCAGGTCTTTAGTGCTTTGCTTTGTTGGATCTTGCAGGTCCGAGAACCCGGAGATTCCCTTTTTGGCGTCTCGTGCGTCTCGCTTATCTTGAATTTCTTTCGCAACACCCTCTTGCGCGTTGGCGATGAATTCCTTCTGTGCGGCAATGTCTTGCTCAAGGCTCTTTTCAAACTCACCCGCGACTCGCTCGGGGATGTCCGGCATTTCCTTGATGGCGTTGACGGCACCTTCGGTGAGCGGCTTCCAATTGAATGTGACCTCCTCGCCCGCGAAGAAATCGAGCACCGCTTTCCAGAGGTTGCGGATGTTCTCGCCAAGGTTGATGAAGACGGTCAGTGCGTAGTCGCCAATCGTGAAGAATACGTCGTTCCAGTTCTCGTTCAGCCACGCCAGCCAGGCCGGAACTTCCGCCGTGAAGAAATGCCCAACCGCACCGGCAATCTGCACAACCGCCAGTTCCGTCTGGAGATACCAGAGGTAGGCCGAGTCTCCGAGGGTTGCGTATTGGATGACCGCGTTGTCAACGAACTCTTGCACGGCGCCGCGCATTGATTCAAAAGCGGGGATGCCCTGGTCCGTGACGCCAGTTAACGCAGAACTCAGCGCATCAACTGCTGGAAGCAACAAGTAGCCGATCTGCTCGCCGATATCCCCGATAGAATTCTGAAGCTGAATCCACGGATCGGCGACGGCTTCCGCAGCGCCACCGAACTTACCCTTGAGTTCTTCCAGCTTTTTAATCGCGTCTTCTGGAGAGAGTTTGCCGAGAGTTTTCGTCAGCTTCTTAGCCGCAGAGTCCAGGTCGGTCCCCATGACCGTCGCCATGTCCTGCGCGAGCGCGATGGCGTCCGTAAAATTGTCGCCGTTGATATTCTTGAGCGTGCCAATGATGGCCGCCGCGCTGATCGTCGCCTCGTCTCCGAAGTTCGTCACGCGCTGCAGGTCGGTAGCCAGCTTGCCGATTTCTTCCGCAGTCACTCCAGCCGTTCCGCCAGTTGCAGCCAAAACCGCTTCCAGCTTCTGCATTGCCTTCTGGTCTTCACGAGCAGCAGACAACGACGCGCCAGCACCCCAGACACCGGCCAGCGCACCAGTCAGAGGGCCTAATGCGCCGATGATGCCAGTCACTCCGGACGAAGCGATGCCCTGCGCCTTGCTGAACCCAGCCTGGAATGCGGCCGTGTTCACGGTCAGGTTCGTTACAAGATCGCCGATAGAGGACATCTATCTCACCATTGCTGCAGCTTGGTCCGGTGTGATTTCTCGAACCACGCTTTGTGTGCGAAGTGGTGTGTATTCCGTCAGGAGTTCGTAAATCTTTTCAATGGCGTCACTGGAAAGTGTGCTCGGCTGGCGCGCCTGAATAGTCGCAATCGCTGCCCACGCGGCTCTCATGTCTGCGCGTTCTTCGCCAACGGGATCGATGCTCGTCATCGCAAGATGAACAGCGAGTTCCCACGGCGTTAGCTCTTCCTCAAGATTGTGAAAATCGAGTCGACGGACTGACTTGCCGAGTTTGATTAGCTCTCGGGAGTAGCCGTCGCGAATAAGTTTTTTTCAATGACGGCCTGCTTCGGAACCGTTCCGAGCCGATTAATCGCAGAAACGAGTTCTGTGAACGTGTCTGTTGGCATGTCCTCCAGCAGCGAATCAATGCGCAATGCGTAATCCGAATCGCTCTCGCCTTCGTTTCTCGGAAACGCTTCCGCGCCATCTGGCTCGCACAGTCCCCGACCAAGCCCGAAGAAGTTCTTCTGTAGCAAGTCGCTCAACTGGTCTAGGCGACGACGATCAGCGATGGAAAGTGCTCGAACATGAAACTGAACACCATCAATCTCGACCTGATAACAACGACGCTTTTTTGCCTTTTCGACAATCGAACTCATATGTCATCGTCCTCTTGAAGTTTCTTTTGTTCCGCTTCCCACTCCGCGTAGTTCGGCCCAGGAACCCACTTGCCGCTGCCATCCGGCGCGTAGCCGGTCATGTAGCCCTTGTCGTAGGCGTCCCAATCCTCGGGATTGATGCCCTGCGCGAGTCGTTCGCGGTTCCCCTGTGCGTCCTTGATCTGCACGGGTGTCATTCCGCAGGCTTCACGGCATTCGTCGTCGGCCGGTTCCGCATCACCGTTGCGCACAAAGAATGCGGCGGACGGATGCTCGAACTCGACGCCCGTTTTCCAGAACGTCACGTCCTGCAGCTTGCCCGAGCGAAACACCTGGCGGACCTCGACCCGGTCCTGCATGTCATCCGGCACCCAGCCAAACGGCTTGCCCGGATAGGACGGTTCCAGATCGTTGCGAACGAACTTAAACTTCATGGTTCACCTCACGTCGGCCAGCCAGGGTCGCCGGTCAACTGGACTTCAAAGTTGCCCTTGAGTCCGTCATTCATCGCGGCGGCATAGCCGAACTGATGGCCGACTGCGGTGAACGCCTTGGTCGTTGTGGCGGCATCGGCGAACGTCACTTTCCCTGCGTTTGTTGCCGGGGACGTGATGATGTCCGTGATGTTTTGGTGTCCAGCCAGCGCGGGGTCGTAGAACAGCGTGCCGGAAATCTTGCCGGGTTCGCTGTAGCCGGTGACGTCGTAAGTTTTGAACACGCCGCCATCGAGAGTCGTCGAATCGTAGGTTTCGACGCCGCCGCCCGACTCTTCGAAGTCGATGATTTGAGCGATATCCGTCAGCGTCGTCCCCACCGTGTGGGACAGCTTCATGCCCTTGCATTTCACTTTCGCCATGACTTAACCTTTCTGGAAAGCAAAAGAGCCACGCGGTCTCCCACGCGGCCCCCAGAAAGGCAGCGAAAGTTCTGGCTTTCTCGCGGTTAATTACTCCGCTTCAGCCTTCTAAAAACCGCGCGAGAAACCGCGCGGCCCTTTGGTTGTCAGTGATGCTGAATCGTGAAGCTGAGCGTCACGGCATAGCGCCACTTATCACTTCCATCCTGTTCGGGTTCCTTGAAATCGTTCGTGTCTTCCCACAAAACTGAGTCGATAACGTCCGAGCCTGCCGACCCGGAATAATCCTTGAGAAACTCGCTCACCGCCGTTGCCAGCGCTTCCGCTTTTGGTTCCGTCCACTCCCAACAGTCGATGTCGATTTCCGTTGACTTCATCCCCGTCGTACCATCCATCGCGGGCATCGCATCGGAACCCGTGCGGCTGATTTCGATGAACGGCGGAACGATTCCCTGCTTGACCTTGTCGACGAAAATCGCGCCGTAGCTCTTGCTGCCAACAGTCTGCGCCGGGGCCAGCGTCGTGATTGACGACTGAGCCAGCAGCAGAGTTCGGATACCGTCCTTGATGGCCATTCATTTCGCCGCCAACTGTGCCAACCGTTTTTGTCCCTCAGCTACCATCTCGCTCAACATTTCCGACTTCGCTGCCGTTGTGGCATTCTTCACCAGGTCGGGCAGGATTGGCGGCATGGAACCTGTGTTCTTGCCGCTGCTGGTTGCTCTCTTCTTTGTCCCCAGAATCGACCAATGAATGTTCTGTCCGCTAATGCCGACGCCACCCGAATTCTTGCCGCTCCGCTTCGCCTCCGCCTTGCTCGCCTTCCCGACTGACGCGCCGACTTTCGCCCTCTGCTGATTCCGCGATTTCCCGCCCTTGGTATCAACCACCATTCCGAGTGCTCGCTTTGCGCTTTTCTTGTCTGGAGGGACACCAGCTTTCATCTTCTTGAGCAATACTCTCGCGCCCTTGGAGAGAACCGGTCTCGCAATCTTGTTCGCCGCTCCGGTCTTCAGTTCCGCCAACTTCTTGTCGAGTTCTTCCACGCCCGTCATCAACCGCGTGCCTGCTTTGCGATAGGACTTCGCCATCACAGCACCGGCACTTCCGTTGTTTGAAACACGAGCCACCTGTTGTTCTCATCCACGTTCAGCGGCGGCGCTTTAATATGGAACTTCCTGCCGTTCATTCGAAATCGCATCCCTGTCGTGTAGTCGCCCGCCTTCTTCGTCCAGCGCATCGTGAACTGATGCGTGATGTCCTGGCCCACCTGCTGATTCCGAAAGAACTCTCGACTCCCCTTCGTAATGACCTGAGTCCATGCCCTGCCGCATTCGCCCCAATTCGTATCCAGGCTCTCATCCACATTGCCGCTGCCGTCCACGCTCGCAGACGGCTTGACCCGTTCTACAATCACCAGGTTGTTGAGTTCGTTCGGGCACAGGCATTTCATCAGTAAAACACCCGAAAACTGCGCTTGTCCAAAATCGAATGAATCACCTTGTCCATCGCGCCTTGGTCGTCGCAGGATTGATACGCCTGCATCGCCTTCAGCGTCACCGCCTGCTTCGCGTCGTCCGGAACATCGGTTGCCGCGCCGTAGCCCGCGGTGTAGGTCAGGACAACGTCGTTGATGAATCCCCTTGTCGCCGGCCACGATTTATTGAACGCCGGAATGACCCGGCCCGGCTTCGAGTAGATGTCGACTGTGTAATCCGTGTTCTGCGTCAGCGTCTGGGTCGCGCCCGCCGTGTCCACATACGTCAATGACGTGACGGACAACAGCGGGCACTTCTTCGGCCGAATCTCGCACGGGAAACAATCAAACCTCTCGACGAACGTTGCGGTGACGTACTGCGCCCATTGGTATTCCTGGCAGTAGTCGACCGCGCCGTTCAGGATGTCCATCAACGCGGAGTCGAAGTCGTTGTCCGTAATACGCAGGCGCAGCTTCAGATCGTCCAGGCTGACTGGAGTCTCGGTCGGCGCGACTGTCTGCACTACGGAACTCATGCTGATTTCGTGGTCCTCATGCAATGCCCGGCTTTGGTGTGCATGTTCCACCACTCGCCGATGTGGTAATGCTTCGCCTGGATGTTCTCGTCGTACTCACTGACGAGCAGTTCCAGGTGTCCGATGCGCACGTCCGGCGCGACGAAGATCGTGTTGCCGGCCGCTTTCCATTTGTCCCAAAACGTGATATCCGCATCGCGGTGGTCGCCGTTGTATTCCCCGTTTGCGTCGGGAACGTCGATCAGCCACGGCTTCGGCATGCCAGCTAGCTTGGAAACGCGGATTGCCGTCAGCCCGAAGTGTGCCGTGTTGACCTGATACGGTTCGTTTGAGAATTCCGCAGAGGTCTTGCCGGTTGAGAACAGCGGCGTCTCGGCGCCACGTCGCATCTGCAGCGAGGCAATCGCGTCGATGTTCGGATAGTCCGCCAGAATCTGCAGGAGCCGCTGAACATGCATCGGCAGAATCATCGAGTCGTAATCGAGCGTGACGAGCCAGTCGATGCCGTCGTTGAGCGCGCGAGACAACCCCGCCTGCATGTTCTGCCACCAGAAACAACCCTGATGCGTTTCGATGGGAATGTGCATCGAGTTCATGGCGTCGACGATGGACTGCCAAGCGTCATTCCAGCCGATGCGCGGGCAGCCGAGAATGGCTCGCACCTTCGCCTTGACTCCGGTCGGCGCAACGCTCGCACCCGACTTGAACCCTTCAAGATTCAACGAAATCGGCGAGGCTGCCATGTCGGTGTTCGGTGACGTCCACTTGCGGACGCCGACGAACCCGCTGCTTTCCATGTAGCTCGTCAGGACCGCTTCGTCGAACCCCGACTTGTGGACATCGTTCGCATCGGTCTGGCCGCCGAACAGCACGAATCGCCAGCGGTCGAACTTGCCGTCTTGTGCCGACAACTCGGCAATCTTCGGCACGTCAGGAACGCTGACACGCAGGCGGCCGCCGGGCTTGAGAACACGATTCCATTCCTTGAGCGCTTCGTCCGCTTCCTGATAGGTCAGGTGCTCCAGCATGTGAACGCAGCGGATTTCCTCCACGGAATTGTCGGCATAGTTCAGCGGATAGGCCTCCGTGCCGAACTTGCGATCAATCGCGGTGAACCCTGGAATCACGATGTCGCCAGCACCGATGTTGAGGCGGATCGGTTCGTTGTGCTCGAAATCTTTCGGGACGTAGATCGCATCGCCCCACAGGTCAGGCATGGGTGAGGCGTAAAGATAAAGCCGCTTGTAGCCCAGGAAGTCGAGGTACTCATCGACCGCTTCCAGGAGTGGGTGATCCTGGTAGAGCGGCTGGAATGAGACCTCGCAGTAAATCACCGGCTTGGCGGTTTCCAGGAGCTTTTTCGCGCCCTGCAGAACCATCAGTTCCGCGCCCTGAACGTCCATCTTTAGAATGTCGACTTCGTCCATGCCGTCGACAATCACATCGTCCAGGCGCACCATCTGGACGCCCTCTTCACCGACGACGCGATGAATCTTTTCGAGGGGTCCGTTCTGCAGGAACCCCAACAGGGAATTCGATTCCGGCCCGAAAGTGCTGTAGAGTTGCGCCACTTTATCATCATCACCCACGGCGACGCGGTGAATCTGATGCCGTTCGTTTAACGGCTGAAGCGACTGGTTAAAGCGGCTGGCAGGCTCGAAGGAATGGACCGTCGTACCTGGCCAAATCTTGAATGCGGATTCCGCAAACCAGCCGTTTCCCGCTCCGACATCAAGGACAATTCGCGGATTCGGAACCAACGTCTTGAGGTCGTTCCCAGCGGGAACATCGCGAAACGTTCGTTTGTCTTCCAGAGTCGCGGTCATTGTGCAGCACATCCTTGCAGCACAGTTCGGAGGGGTTAAAACGGTCGGCGGCGTCGGTGTCCGCTGTGCTGCAGACGAACACTTATCCGCCGACCGTGAATCAAACTCAGCCAATCACAACCACATCGTTCGTCGAACCGCACATCCCGGCGGTGCCTGCCGGAACCTGCTCTCGCTTCGTCAACAGCGAAACGGCTGCAGCGGTGATCAGATCGTTCGTGGTGTGCGTGCCGTTCGTGATCGCGAGGTTGATGTAGCGCTTGCGGGCGCGCGTATCGATCATGAACCGCAGGTTATGCGCGGCGGTCAGGTCTTCGGAGCGGCTGAACGAGCTTGACCACGTCGCGAACGCGGTGGCGTCGGTCGTGTCAGACTCTTCCAGAACCACAGCGTCCGTCGCGGCCGAGGTGTTCACTCGCGCGGCAAACGGGATCATAATTTCCAGATGATCGCCGCCGAGCGTGTCAATGTTGGCGGATCGAGTCGCTGCGGCGGAACTGGACGCCGGAGCCAACTCAACCTTCACTTTCGGGTAATACGCAGGAACCATTAGTCGGTCTCCTTCTGTTTGCTGCGCCGACCGCGGCGCTCTTGGTCTTGAGTGTCGGTTTCAACTTGCGGATTTGATTCCGCCGGAGCGGGGGTCGCCGAGTGGTAAAACTCAGCGACACCTCGCCTCACCAAAGCGTCATGCACCCCGTAGCCCATCAACGAATCGAAGGAGCCAACGGAACGCCCGCGATACTGCCTCAAAAATCGAATGGTCGATTCCATGATTACGCCGTCGCCAAGCCGACAATCGGACCAGGGGTGGACGCATCACCGCAGCCATGAACCACGAGGTCGAAGCGTTCCGTTCCACGAATCGCAATCTGGTTGCGTTCCCAGACCGATTCGCCACCGACAGTCCCGTGCTCGCTGAACGCGATGCTGGTTTGCTGGCGGTCGCCGAACAGAGCGCCTTGGCTGAAGTCGCCGAGAACCGCCGTCACGCCAGTGGTAGCCGTAGCGGACGGGAACACCTGGCTGAACTGGACCGGATACCCGAGGAACATCGGGCGCGGTCGACGGTCGCCAGACATGACTTCCTGTGCCGGAACGCCACCGGAAGCCAGGATCAGCTTCAGGATGACTTCCGAGTAGTAGGTCTTGTGGCATACCCAGCAGGTGTTTTCCGTGTCGGCGTACATCGGCAGCTTGCCAACCACCGCTTCGAAGTCGGTCAAGACTTGCGCGGACCAGGTGTTCGACGTGCCCTGAATCTTGAGGCCAATCGAGTCGGTGCCAGCACCGTCGATGCTGGTCAGCAGCGTGCGAACGCCTTGAATGCCACCATAGGTTGAAGTGCCGTCACCGTTGAACGCGCACTGGTCTTCCTTCTGGGCGAAGGCATAGGCGATTTCACCGGCGAGGATGTCGCCGATGCTGATCACCGCGTCCATCGACAACTGGTTGGAATAGCGAGACAGGACCATCAAGTCCTTCGCAACCAATTGAATGTCGCTCCACGTCATGTTCGATTCGGTGCCCGCCTGATTTTCGTTGACGAAATAGGGGGTCAAACCGCTCGCCCGGCGCGGCACGTGCATCGTGTCGCCGGTCATCACGCGACGACCGAACAACCGACGGGCAACACCGTAGGTTTCGCGGAGGTCGATGAGGTCGCTGTCGAACTCTTCCGGGACCAGGACTTGCCCGTTCGTGGTGCCGGTCTCGCCGTGCGCCGTGTTCGACGGACGCATGTAGTCGCCCACGAACTGCTTGGCGGTTTCGAAGTTGAAACGCCCCGGCATATCCGCGCTAATCTTGGCCAACGCCCACATCCCGAACCGATAGGCTCGGTGTTCGGCGTCGTGACCGTCGCGGGCACCGTGAAAGTTCTGGGGGCGGCCGATGCGAATGACGTTCTTCGGAATCTTGAACGTGATGCGCGATTCGCCAGTCTCCGAGTCTTCCCGCTCAATCGGCATGCCAGACTTGAGCTTGCCGAGCGGAGAGCCAGCGTTCGGCTGGGTCTTGCGGGCGGATGGCAGGGTGAATTTCAGGTCGGCTTCGCGATTCGCGCGGGCGGCCGTCAATTCCATGTCACGTTCAATGCGCTCTTTCTGCGCCTTGAATTCGTCATACATCGAAGCCAACGCTTCGTACTTCGCGCGCTGCTCGTCGGTGAATTGGTTTTCGTTGTTCAGGGCGGCTTCGCGTTCGATTTCCGCCTGGTCCTCGTCGATCTTTTTGAGCTTGGCGACGAGTTCCGCCAAAAGTTTTTCCATGGTTTCCGTCTCCGTCGTTGGGCCGGTGACGGTGGCGGAAAACAAAAAGCGCCGGCCAATCACCGGCAAAAGTTCGTGGTGAACCCTTGCCGATAACTGGCCGGCGCTCTAAGGCTCCTAGTCGCAGCTATCTCTGAATCACTGGCAATCGCTCAATGGCTCAAGACGCAGTGAAACCGAATTTCAAGTTGTCTGTGCTCGATGGTGGAACAACTCCGTATCACTCTGCAAGAGATTTCTTCAGATTTTTTTGGACCGTCGTCGGGGACAGTCTTTCCTCGTAGGCGATCTGACGAATCGACAGCCCGGCGGCGCGCAACTTGGCGATGCGGTCTCGCTCCCTTTGCGTCAACTCTTTTCCGGAGTCCGCCATTACGCCGCCGCCTTTCGTTGTGCCGCCTCAACCATCTCCGCAAGCGTCTGTCGCAGCGTGTATTTCTGCTTCCAGTTCGGGTAGTCCGCCTGGAACTTGCTCGTATCAGAAATCCACCACTTGTGATCGCCCTGTCGCGGCTCGTCGACGAATTCCGTCTGCATCTTCTTGCCGGACAGTTCCTCAACCATCGCGATAGCCTCCAACACAGAGCAGGAATTCTCCCGGCCGCCGCCGATGTTGTAGACCGCTGCGGGCTTAGGGTTCTGAATGTACTCCCAGAACGCCGCCACCAAGTCGGCAGAGTGGATGTTGTCCCTCACCTGCTTCCCGCCGTAGCCGATGATTTTGTACGGAATGCCCTCGACGCAGCATTTCACGAGGTAGGACAGGAAGCCATGCAGTTGCGTGCCAGCGTGCGCGGGGCCGGTCAGGCAGCCACCTCGAAAACAGGCGGTGTTCATGCCGAAATATCGGCCGTATTCCTGGACGTAGAGGTCGGCGGCAAGTTTGGAGCAACCGAACAGGGAGTGCTTGCATTGGTCGACTGGCATGTCTTCATTAAATCCATCCGCCGATCCCCACATTTCAGTTTCTAATGATTCACAGCACACCAGATCAAGCCTGCTTCCATCATCTACATACCTAAACCAAGGGACATTCGGTTGATCCCCATACACCTTGTTCGTCGACATGAACACGAACGCCGCTTTGGGGCAGTATTTCCGCGTTGCCTCCAGCAGGTTCAGCGTGCCGCGAGCGTTGATGTCGAAATCGGTGAATGGGTCTTTTGCTGCCCAGTCATGTGATGGTTGCGCGGCGCAGTGGATGACGGCTTCCACGTCATTGAGCGAATCGAAAATTGCGGGAATCTTGTCAGTGTCGCGGATGTCGACGTGACGGTGCGAATACTCGTCGACCTCATCAACCAGTGACTTGAGGTTAAGTAGCGTGCCAGCAGTGCGACCGAAAAATACGCCGCGGCTATTGTTGTCCATACCGACGATATGGAACCCCATCGCTGCAAAGAACCGCACGCATTCCGAGCCAACCAGCCCGGCGGAACCTGTGACGATAACCGTCCGTATAGCCACGCTTTTGACTCCTGCCTACGCCTTAAAAATCCCGTCATTCGCCCGCGATTCACGACGCTTCAGCGCCGCCAACCCCGCAGGCATCGACCGCTTCACCACTTCGTTCCGATGACACTCCGGCAGCACGTCGAACATCGCCTTCGGAGGGGCCGACGCCTTCAACGGAACAATCTCGTCGATGAACTTTTCCGCCAGCGCTTCGGCCGCCGTGAAGTTCGTGCCGTCGACTGTGCCTTTCATCCAGGCGCGAATCTTGTCCATGGCGCGTCCGGTCTTCGCCCGATAGGTCTTGGCAATGGCCTCGTCGAGTTGTTCCAACCATTTCGCCGCCTCGTGCATCATGTCGGCGTTGCCAGCGGCCATTACCGACGCGCGATGGATGAAAAAGCTCGCGTTTTCCAGCATTTTCACACGCTGGGCACCGATGGCGATGATGGATGCAGCGGACCCGGCGATGCCCTCGATGACCGATGTCGTCTTGCCATCGTGTGATGCCAGCGCGTTGCGAATCGTCAGTCCGTCATAAGCCGACCCACCATAGGAGTTGATCCGCACAACCACCGGCGCGCCCTTGTTCGCGCGCAGGAACCGGCCAACGCTGGAGGCGTCCATGTTCTCGTAAGGGTCGCCGACCTCGCCGTACATGACGAGTTCCGCCGGTTCATTGCTGGAAGCGTTCTTGGCCCCCACAAAAAGCGGTGATTTCGCCGCCGCGGCGTTCGCTTCACGCGCTTCAGCAGACAAAACGCACTCAATCAATTCATGCAGCATGATTTTTCTCCGCGAATCGTTGTTTCCCTTGCTCCACCATCTCGGCGGCCATCGCTTGCGGCCTGTCGGTCCACAGACTCTTACGCAGCGTGTCGGTCCCCTCGCGCAACCGGTCGTGCCAGTTGTCGTCGGCGAATTCGTCGAGGGTCTTCAGGTCCGTGATGGACGCCAGCGAGTATCGTTCGGCTGAGTCCTCCAGGTTGAGAATCACCCCAATCTGAGCGGCAAACGGTTCCAATTCCGCCAAAACAGCGGCGAACTGCTTCGAGAACCGTGGATAGAACTTCTCCCGCCACGATTTGTAGTCTTTGGGGCGTTCCACGGCCTTTGCGAGCGCCTTTGATTCCCACTCAGCCAGCTTTTCAAGCTGCACCTTCAGCGAGGCAACCAACACGCCTTGCGATGCCTCACGCTCTTGAGTCAGCCGCGCATTCATCTCGTCTTGCCGCCGCGACAACTCCGCCTCTCTTACGGCGAGCGCTTCGACGGACTCTGTGTCTGGTGTTGCAGCAATGACCTCGGGAATCACGATTTGACCGGGCACGGCCTGCACCGCAGCGAGAATCTCGGTCCTTTGGGCGGAAATCGCCTCAGACTGTCCATTCAGGGCGTCCACAAGCGGTTTCTGTGACTCTGCCAGGGCTTTCGGCATGTCCACCGTGAATTCACCCAGCGCTTCCGCGATGGCCTTCACGGTCTTCTCAGCGCCGTCAATCAGTGCCTCGGTTCTGGCCTCGGACTCCTGCCGTTCTGCGCGCTGTCCCGCTGCCAGCGTCTCGCCGAGCTGCTGGACCGACTTGACCACCTTGTCTGATTGGTCGAACGATTCGAGCGATTCCCGCAATGATTGCAGCGTTTCCTGCAGCGGAACCGTGAATTTGTCCGGCAATGCGTCGATTCGGGCCTGCAAATCAGTGAGTTGGCCAGCCGTCGCCAGCTTGGAGTCGCGCGTCTCGAACATCACCAGCATCTCCGCGCGTAACTGGTCGACTGCCTTCTGCGAATCGCTGTCGTCTCCATCGGGCTCCGGCGCGGCAGGAGGCGGAACCGGGTCAGGCCGCTGCGCGCGCTCGGTCTCCGCCTTAGTCTTGTCGATCTGCGCCTGGGCCATTTCGCCGATTTGAGTCAGCGGAACGAGGTTGTTCGCAGGCACAAACCGCTGGTCGCCACCAGGAACCGGGTTCATATCTTCCAGTTCGCGGATATCGTTCGGGGAAAACACGCCCATCCCGAAACCGGCTTGGTAGAACTGCGAACGCGCCGCTTGGTCCCCGCGCAGCAGGCCCATGACGTTGAACTTGAACCGGTACTTTTTCTTCTGCTCGTCCGTGAGCAACTGGCGATACATCGCCTTTTCCCAGCGAACGATCCACGGCATCAAGGAATAGGTGATTAACTCCTGCCCTTGCGCTTCAATGTTGCTGAATGTCGCCCGCGTGAGGTCCATCAGCATGTGAGGAGGTAGCCTCAGAAGCCTCGACACTTCAGTGACGCTGAACTGGCGAGATAGGATCAGCTGAGTATCGTTCGGGGAAAACGTGAGTGGAACCGCATCCATGTCCTCCTCAAGAATCAGCGCCTTGTAATGATTCTTCACCCCGCCGAAAACACTCTGCCATTGACTGCGCAGCCTCTCAGCAGCCTCTTTTCCAATTGTTTTCGGGTGTTTAATGGCGATATTCGGGTTCGCACCGTTCTTGAAGAACGCGCCCGCATGGTCCTCGGTCGCCTGTGCAATCCCCAGCGCATTCTTTCCGAGATGCACGATGCTGCGACCGGTGATGCCGTTTCGAGACAGCACCCCGGCCACGTGGAGCATGTCGCGCGCCGCAATCGGTGTCGCCGTCCCGTCGTCGTTATTGACGCAGTAAACGATCTCGCCGGGTTCGCCAGCATAGATTTCCTTGACGTCATTCCCGTTTCGGCAGATGTTCCGCAGCGGAATCCGGCTGGGATGGATCGGCCATAGCGCCACAACCTCTCCGCCCTGTCGCTCGATCTCGGCATAGGCATTCCCCCAGCCCACCATCAAACTCACCTGAGAATCCAGGAACTGCATCGAGTCCTGTTCCGGGTTCGGCTGATCGTGGACAATCCGATGCAACGGCTCGCCGGTCGCCTTCTTCGTGGTGCGATAGTCGACTTGCTCCAGGAGATTGCACGGCAGGCTGGCCAGCGTCTCGGAAATCACCCGCACACCGCAGGAAAACGCCGTCAGGGACAGCGCGGAGTCCTCGGAAATCTGCACGCCGGCCGAAGTCTGGATCGTGCCCACCAGCGGCCACCAGCTTCCCGGAGATTTCAAATCCCAATTGTTCTTCGGCGCGAACAGCTTCACGGTTTATCTTTCGGTGACGAGCGCAGCATCGACAGGAGCGCCGGAAACACCAGCGCCAGCCCCGCACATGCCAGTCCGTAGCCTGGATGGAACAGTCCCGCGCCCAAGGCGACTAGCGCCGCCCCGAGCAGATACAACCAGTCCTCACGATCCATTACGCGCCTTTCTCAGCAACGATGGCCGGGCCGATGGCGGCCGGTGCGAGGGGCGCCGGTTTCACGGGAAGCGCTCCCGCCTCTTTCTCCAGCGCAACCGCTGCAACCTCTGCGTCATCAGCAATGCCAATGAACGCGGTTTGCAGGGGCGTGTTCATACCGCTGAGACGGCCGCGGATCAGCTTCGCCAACAGTCGGCAGATGCGCGCTTCAGCTCGGGGATTGCTCGATTCGTTCGCCATGTCAGAGCCTTTCTTGAAAAGTGTCAGCCAATCACGATGAAACCGCGGGACTCGCGGTCGTAGACGGAAACTTCTGATTCGCCTTGCTCGGCTCCGGCAAACGCCATCACCGCAGCGACAACACCGTCAATCTTCTTGATTCCCTCACGCGGCTTCAGCGGCTTGTAGTTCCCGTTCACGTCCGGCTTGATGGTCGCGTTGCCAGCCATCCACGTCGCAATCGGGTCGCCGTTGTGCAGGCACTTTGAGTCGATGATCAGGCCCTCGAAATGTTTCGTCGGCTCGTTCATGTCTTTGATGCCCTGGCCAAAGTTGACGCGCTCGATGCCGGTCCCCGGTGTGACCTGGCGCCCGGTGTGGTCTCGCGTCCCTTCGGAGATTTCCTGTGTGACCTTTTCCGCGTTCCAGTCGTCATAGAGCAGTTGCTGGATGTCGAATTGCTCCGAAAGTTGCTGGACCGCGGATCGGATGTAGCTGTGATCCACTCGACCGCCGGGAATCAGCGTCAGGTTGCAACGGTCGTCCGCCAACCACTTGTCGACCGGAATCAAATCTCGATACGCGCGCTTCGTGTCCTCCGGCAACCAGAACCACCAGAAGAACGTGAACTCGCCGTTTTCCTCGGGGAAGCACAGGCACAGACACGAAAAGTCCTTGACTGTCGACAAATCCAGCGCTGCCCAGCACTTTCGCCCGTAGTAATCCGCAACCGAAACGTCTCTCGCACCAGAACGCCACTTGTCCATCGGCAGCCACGGAGACGCCGAGCCCTGCCAGATGTTGAGCCGGTACATCTTGAACACGGCGAGCTTCGCGGGTGAGTCCTTCGACTGCTGGTAGTCGTGCAGAAACTCATCCTGATCGACCAGCCGACCCATAGCGGGATTCGCCATTCGGCCATATTTCAGTGGATCGGCAGCTAAATCCTCGTCTTTCAAATCTTGCGGCGCTGCATAGATGGCGACGAACAGCCCTTGGTTCTCCACGTCTCCAGACTCGACCTTCTGAGCGAATTCAAAACGCTCAAAGCCATAGCTGTCGGGGTCATCACCAGCGGTGCTGAACTCACCGTCAATCGGCTCGCTGCGACTGATGCCAGCGCGACTGATTCGGTTGTTGAACTTCCTGTCGACAACATGCACTTCATCTTTCAAGACCGAGCCATTCAGCCCCTCTTTTGATTTTTGAGTGGTCTCGTTCGCAGATGATAAGGGTTGCAACCAGGAGTCCGACGCCTCGTGCGTCACCCTCATCAGGTTCTTGTTGATCGCGCATGCTTCCCATAGATCGGGGGACTTCTCAACCATCTTAATGACGTGGGCGCCGGCGATGTCTCGGGCCTGCGTTCCGTCTTTCGCAGCAAGGTAGACCTTCTGTCCCTGCTCTCCGTCACCGATCAAAAGATACAAGCCAATGGCGGCGATACTCGGCGATTTCCCGTTCTTCTTAGCGCACCAGATTGACGCTTCTCGGAAGCGACGGATTGAACGCCCGAGCCGCTCCGAGTCCTTCACCCAGCCGAACAATCTCATAAAGCAGTCATACTGCCAATCGATCCGGTGCCCAGCCTTCACGCACTTCGCGAACTTCTCCGCGCGCTTCTTGCAAACCGCCTTGGTTTCGGCGTCTTCCCAATCGGTTCCCTCCGTCAAATCTTCCAGCCCGTAATCGCCGCATTGATGGCAACCGACGAGACGCATCGGACCTGTCGCGCCCTCGTACAGACGGCAGAACCGCTCGATCCACCAGACCGCGTGCGCACCACGCGTCACGTCGAATCGGCAGCCGTTCTCGACCGCAAGTTCGTCGCTGCGATT